TAATCTTTATCTAGAGCATGCTGTACAAGATCTGCAAAAGAATCATTTTTTACTGCTGCTTCTTCAGACATATTATTGTTCCTCGTCATTTTGTTGTTCATCTCCACTTTCATCAGAAGATTGTTGTACTACTTGCGCAATATCATCATCTGTAAATTGTAAAACATTTTTCATAACCCATTCTTGTGAGAAATACTGACCAACATAGTTATTCACAGTATCAAGGGTTGCAATTCTTTCACGAAGTATTTCCATTTCCTTTAGTTCCGTGAAATAATTGTCTTTAATATAGTCAACTGCTATATCATTCTTCATATTGCTCCAGTCTTCTTCGGTAATAATACCTTTTAACTGAAGCTGCACTTTTAAGATATCAAGGAATAATGATGAAAACCTTGATCTTAATCGACCAATAAACTTTTGAAATTTAAGCTCATCGCGATTAATTTCTGTAGATCTACCTAAACTAAATTGTTGTTCTTGCTCTAATCTATTAATAGGAACATTGAGCGATCGGTATAATCTTTTTTGAAAGTATACAATGTCGTCGATCTGTCCTAAATTTTCGCCACCGGGTAGTGTAGAAATTTCTGTGCCTCTACCACCTTCACGCCTTGGTAGCCAAAAATCTTCGAGCATTGACTGATGTTTACGATCATCTTTAATTTCACCGGTTGATGAATCGTATACAAGTTTATTCCTGTAACGAGTCATGATATCTTTCATATATTGTTCGGCTTTACCACGTGGTAAATTACCTACATCGATATAAAAGATACGTCTTTCGGGAGCACGTGCTAAGCGATAGATGACTAAAGAGTCTTCCATCATTCTCAATTGATTGAGGGGCTTAAGTGCTTTATGTAAATAAGATAAGACTTTTTTACGGCCCTCATCGAGTAAACCCGATGTTACATAAGAAACTGAATCTAGACTTAATTTAACACCGCTTCCAGTTTGTTGGATCGATGCACCAGATTGTGGTTTGTCTTGATAAATGTAATACTCGTCAACCTTCTCAATGACTTGAGCATTCGTCAATGGATCTTTTTTCTTTTTGACTTGCTTTACTTTTCTAATTTTTGCAGAGTCAATCGGACGTATTTCTTGAATACCCGCTTTCAAATTTGATTCATTTACCACTAGATGATGGTATAGTCTTCCATCAACATACCAACGTCTAAAAATATCATGTCCTAGCTCGTTAAATCCTAGCATAGAAATAACATTATCGAATTCATTTTTTATTTGTTTTTTGATGCTATCACTAACTTTTAGATTATCCATATAGATATGGATGCTTTGACCTTCTTCATTAGAAGAAATTGACTCATTTGTAATGTCTTCGATAGCTGCATCAACTTCCGGATGCATTGAAACGCCTCGGTATTTCATAATGAGTTGATAATTGTCTTTCGAGTCATCACCGTCAATATTGATATATTGGCCATAGTGACTACCTGATGCTGTTACATAACCAGCACCGTCATCATCTCTTGCAGGAACGATAGAGGGCAATTTTTTAGGATCTTCATCCTTTTGTCTCTTTATCTCAAATCCAAATAATCTAATTCCTTTTTCTTCGGCCATTTAAATTTCCTTTTGTATAATGAGAGCGGAGAAACTAATCCCTCCGCTCCCTATTATCTATACTACCCGTCAGTGGTGTCTGATACCCAGTACTGATACTGCCATGTGCATGTAAATCTTTCGATTGTATCAGTATCTCCATAACTCAGATCGATAGGTGAGAGCTCTATTGGGAAAGCGTCACGGAAAGTGTAACTCTTAATTACGCTTTCATCTCTATCAAACTGATCTACTTTCAGATCTGCAAAGTAAAGTTCTGGATTCTGGATACCACCTGCATCTGCATGATTTGCAATTGCATTCATCCATTTTTCCAGTTCATTACGAATCTTGAAATCCGTATCATTGATAATAGTGGTTGTCCAAACATCAAATGTTCGGTCTCCAGCCATTTTTAATGTACGACCACGAAACGGAATCACGATTGAACCAATTGTTGATCCCGGAAGTTGAGCTGCTTCACACATGAATGAAGCAAAATCAATATCAAGATTCACTCCAAGCCCACCACGTGGATTTGCAAGCGTCACCTGAAAGAGGTTACCGCGAGCACCGCCACCAGCGAGTCTTGCCTTAAATTCGTCTACGCTACCAAGTGCCATAACTTACCTCCTATACGCCGCTTGAGCCAACGACTTCTTCAAAGTCGACACCGGTTCTAACAGCTACGAAGTTCAATGTGACGTAGTTAATCGAGCGGGCCGGTTTGATGAAGATGTTAGCGATGAATTCATTGCGATCGATAACTGCCGCAGTATTGACTGTTTCATCAGCCACAATACGGAAGTCTGTAATACCACGCCGACCTTTAACATCTCTCAGTACTGGTTCGATAACATTGACAAACTCAGCTCTTGTGAATTCATCGTTAAACTCGAATAGTACGTTCTGAGCTGCACGTGAAATTGCTCTTTCAAGAACAAGGAATAACCGACGTACATTGATACGATCAAATGCAGATGGCCGGCTTAATCTTGTCTTGTCACCAAACAACTGAAGACCCGTTCCAGCGACATTAACGATTGGGTTAACGCCGGCTTTATACAAAGAGTCTCTATTAGTTTTACTTGGGTTATAGTCAATTGACGTTACACCGAGATAATTACCACGTCTATTGCCAGCTGGTGAGAACCAAGGGGCGGACACTCTATCTGTTTCTGCCATTAAACCGGCAGTAGAAGATGAAGCAGGAATCTGAATGTATTGATCGTTGTACTTATCGTAAACTTTCAAGTAATTACCATCAACTACCAAGTATGAAGAATTTGTGAAAGTACCGATTGTGGTTGTGAGGTTTGTAGTAATAGTTGCTTCATTCGTAAGATTTACAATATCATTACGTGCAGGAGATGCAGTAACAACACAATCTTTACGAGTTGTACCAGCAATTGAAACTAGATCGTTCACAACAGTGGTTTGATCTACACGAGTTACCATACCCGGTGCAATCAAAAAGTCGACTTCTACTGTTTCTTTATCTTCGAAAAGATCAAAGCCTGAAGCAAATTTTGCAGTATTAAGAGCAGATGTATCTACACCTGAATCAAAAGCAAAGTTAACTGTTGCTTCATTGCCTGTTCCTAAGAATGTTTTTGCAGTACCCGCAGTTGTTGCAGTTCCAGCATTACCAGAAACAGTAAAGTCAGAATCAAATCCAATCATGTGGATGTAATTTGATCTTTCGTTGATTACATTAACTGCATAGTTATTTTGTCCAAAATCACCTTTTGCATCGGACGCAACAGAAACATATGGGAAAGTTTCGAGAACTGATCCAGCTGTTCCAGTGAATGAACCGTTAACGTCTATAACTGCGACGTGGATTTCATCATTTGAACCATTGCGATTTGATGCATATGATGAAGTACCCGGAGCTGCATCAAAAGATGATTTATAAGCCCATCCAGCAAATGCTGAATCACTTATAGATGGTGGACAGATTGAAACTCTGAGTGAATTACCCAGCGCACCTGGGTATCGTGCGACAAATGTGTATTTGTCTGAATCAAGCGATGCTTGCTGAGTATCGAAATTTGATTTATTTTTTACAACTGGATTTGTCAAAGCGCCTTTATTGTAAGAAGCAGTTTGACCTGTTGTAGATGAAGCATTTGCTCCGTTGGAGTCCGCCATACGAACAACTTGAAGAGAATTCGAATAACGCAAAAAATATGCAGCATTATGGAAATCAACAGTGTTTGTTGTGTTTGGTGTGGCAAATGTGTCTACTAAGCCTTGTTCATTGGCTACGAGTACTCTTTGCTCGACAGGACCCCATCTAAAATTGCCTACAATTGCGCCAGTAGAAGTTTGTACGTTTGGCACTCCGCCAGTGGTATCAATTTCTTTAACGACAACCGCAGGAGATTCTGATGGTGTAAAAAGTGCCATTTTTTTTATCCTTCTCGGTTTATACTGATATGAAACATTATACGAAGATTTATCAACTATCGATAGTATTTATAATATTTTTAATTTACATCAAATTCTATGACCCAGGCGGGTCTTTCAATCTCGTTATCGATATATTGTGATCCATCATCGACAAACCCAAAAGGTACTATATCATCTTCAATTTGTTTCATTTTTTGTTCAAATATCATTTGTTTCAAATCGATATCTGTCATGTCTCCAAAATATTGAGTAGATGCAAAATAACCAAACATCACTAGATTCATCATTAAATCATCGTGGTTCCCATCTGAGGCTTCATAAGATTGCCCCTTTGCAACGAACGTAGACACTTCGAGAATCGTGTTTTCGTCAACAATATTAATCTTACTATTTTCGAGTAAATCTTTAACTGCAGAGCAACCGAGTCTTTTAACTTTTCGTGTCATCAAAATGCCGATTGAATTTGATTTTACCGAAGATTCAACGTGCACATTTTCATATTCTAAATCGTGGTATAATCCATTGCAAACCACAGAACCCTGATCATTTGATTCAATAACAACATAAGCGTTATTGTAGACTTTCGCATACTTATATATAATGTTAGGGAAGAGAATAGGCGAGATAGTGTTATTGCGATATACGGCAACCTGTGCAAATGGGGACACGCTAATATCGATCAAATTAAATGTAGAATAGTCCTGTCCTCTTCCCTTGCTTACATCAACAGCCATAACATATTCATGATCTTTCATCGGTTCTTTGTAAATTAAGAGATCACCACCTTCTAAATTCCTAATAGGATTCTGCGCTCGCATTGACATGAGAGTTTCGGCATTAATGAGTGTATCGCCTGTTCCAAAGAACGTATTCCCAAACTCTTGATCAAATTGAAGTTGACTAGTATTTGAAATAGTCTGCTTTTTCCATTCTTCGTCTCGTCCCGGTACATTCCACCAATCAACACGAAATGATTTAAATTCATTTACGTTCTGTATTGCACCTTCCCATAGCTTATAAAACATATTTCCGATACCGTTAGCAGTCGAAGTAACGATAATCTTTGTATCAGTACCAGCAGAAACAACTGGGTATGTAGATGTATAGAATTCTGCAGCTCTTTCTACAAATGCAAACTCATCTAAGTAGAGGAGGTTGACTGACATACCCCGTATAGAGCTGCCAGAAGTAGCAGCAGCGATAACGCGTGAGTTATTGCTAAACTCCAATGAACCTTTATTAAGAGCTTTCGAACCCGGTTGTAAAAAGAACGGAATGTTTTCCAGCATGAGCGTGATACGAGATAACATTTCCCGAGCAGTCGCCCCTTTATTCGCAAGAATCGCAACTGTTTTTTCCGAGTGGAAGAGTGCATACCAGAGGAGGTATGCACATGCCGAGATTGATTTTCCGGATTGCCGACAAGCGAGAACAATATTATACCGATGCTCATTGAAATGCTCAAACATTTGTTTTTGATATGGGTATAGCTTAAATGGAACTAACCCTTTATCAAGTGATATTACTTTTATATATTTTTCTGAAAAGTACACTGGATCATCCATGCACTTTTTATATTCTAGTAGTAAGTCCGGAGTCCAGTTTTGTTGAACACCATCACGCTTGACATTATGATTCCCTAAGTAGCTTTGATTCATCATCTGGTTCAACATCAATTACTTCGCCCTTTGTCATCATTTTTTGTAATTCTGCGGTAGTTAGAAAAAAGTTATTCTGCTGGTTTTCGACTTGTTTCACTATTTCTTTTTGGTCTAAATCTTTTTTCTTTTTGTTTAAGTCCATTAGTCTGTCATTGACGTCTGATATATTTTTAATCATACCCGAAAGAACTTCAAATGCTCGTGGATGCTCAGATTCTCGAGCAACATTTACCATATCTTCGAGAGCATCTTTGCCTTTTTCTATAAGTTCATAATATGTATCTCGAGAATATTCGTAATCTGTCTTTTGATTATCTGTAGTCTGAGTCTGCGTCGTAGAATGTTTCTGTAAATCCGAAGTCACTGTCTGCTAATCCTATAGTTGATAATGGATTGGGATTGATTTGAATTGTTTCGATTCTTACGTCTGAATCTGCTGTTCCTGACCCAATTTCGAATATGCGAGCATTCGCTTGACGAACAACATTTGACGTACCAATTGATCCATAATATTGAACTCTCATTTCAAAATCGAGAGTGTAGATAATTGTTCTTCGAGCTCCAACTTCTCCTTCGAAATCATCGGTAAACCCTACACCTGCAATACTGATAGGAATATCTTCTCTATAATTTGGATACTCGTCTTTCAGCGGAATCATTGTTACTGTGTACTGAGGATTAAAGGTAGGAAGAATTTGCTCTACCATTTGCAACGCATCGTCTTGCGACTTTGCGTATATATTTAACTGGAATGCTAAGATATACGGGACTCCAGTAAAAAGCTTTTGCCTAGAAGTTGATGATTGACCGCCTTGGATATTATTTAATTTTGATAGTTGACGAGTCGTATCGTATGCCATACTTGTAATTTCAAAAGACATGCGAGGAAGCTTAAGCGCCACTTTAGTATCTGTGTCTAGATTAGGATTCTCACGAATTCTTTCGAGATACTTTGACTTAGGAGCATATGATAAAGGCACTTTGATTTGACTAATACCAGCACCACTACTATTTTTGCGCAAGACATAGATATTGTTGAACAATCTACCGAAAGTTGCAACACATTTTCTTGTCTTTTCGTGATAAAAGTGAGTACCAAACATTAGCTTTTATAAATTTCCTGTAAGTGATCTTCAAATTGTTCTACTTTGTCTAATCGATTAGGCCAAAGAATATAATCTTTTTCAGGATTCTTCTTTAAATTATTTAAAAGAGGAATAATTGCATTATATAATCTATCTATTTTATCTTGAGTTGCAGATGCAGTTTGTTCTACATTCGCAGCTTGAGTTGTAGCTTTTTGAACAGCTTCGAGCTCATGCTCATCAACTGCAGTAAAGCCAAAATCAAAAATATCGTCTGACATTAACTTGGTTCTCCAAACGGATTATCTTCTGTAAAGTCAAGGAAATCGTCGGCTATACTACCAAACTCATCATTTTGTTCGTTGTTTGAAAGAGTATTATCTTCAGTTACGGATAACACTTTCCGTGTATATGTAATTGGATCTAGTGCACTAAATCTACCGAATGTAATATCTCTACCTGACACATACGTATGGTATTTTCCGTCAGAAGCTCCTACATGGGCTAAATACAGTATACCGTCAGAATCTGAATATTTAACGATTTCACTATTAATCGTTACTCCACTTGAAAGTGTTTGTGTAGCGGTATCACCTTTCTTAACATTTGTTCCAGCCGGCTTTGATATGGTCACAGTCGGTGCAGTAACATAGCCACCTCCTGAATCAGTAATAGTTATACTGCTGATTGCACCAGAATCAGTGAGAGTCGCGATCGCTGTCGCTCTATAGTCAGCAGCTGTACCTGTCGCAGAATCTATAGTTACATTTGGCGTTGTAAGATAAAAATCACCGCTATCAACAATTGTAATTGATGATATTCTTCCACCATTACCGCTGTCAACAGTTGCCAGAGCAGTTGCTCTAAAATCAGAAGGGCCACCTGTTGGTGAATCAAATGTAGCAGTTACTCCACTAAGATAATTTCCTTTATTTGTTATTGTAAAATTAGAAACAACATTGTTTGCAATGGTTGCAAGCACA